CTATTTCATTAAAGCATCTAGTTTTTCGCATACGGTAGTTTGCTTATTGGGGTATAAATGACTGTAAACTTCTAAAGTTGTTTTTATATTTTCATGCCCCAATCTATCCGCTACTACAAGGGGTTGAAATCCCATTTCTATTAACAAAGATGCGTGAGAGTGCCTTAAATCGTGTATACGTATTTGTTTCACTCCTGCGGCCTCAGCGTATTTATTTAGCACCACACGCAAGGTTGGGCGGCTGGCAGTAATGAGACGGGTACTTTTTCCACAGTCATATATATGCGATAGATATTCTTGTATTGCTTCACACAAAGCAATAGGGATTTCTACTATTCTTTTACTTTTCTTTGTCTTAGGTGTTAAAATCAGCTCTTCTTTATGGAGTTTAGCATAATTTTTGCTTATTGATATTTCTTTCTTAATTAGGTCAATATCTCCAACGGTGAGTGCTAATAGTTCCCCAGAACGCATTCCTGTCCAGAATAATATCTCAAAGGCTAATTTGTATTCAGGCTCTTTTACGGATGCAATGAATTTTTTATATTCCTCTAGTGTCCAGAATTGTATATCTGCTTTCGGTTTGCCTTGTATACCTTCATATATTTTACAAGGGTTTGAAGATAGATTATAGTAACGAACTGCAAAATTAAATATGCATGATATTTGGCCATTCACTTTTTTTAAGTATAAATTGCTGTATTCATTACTTTCTAGGAGCTTATTATTAAACTGTCTTAGCGTGTTTGGTGTGATTTGGTTGATGGGCATATCTCCAAGCTCTGGGATAATTCGATTGTCAACGATTGATCGTTTAACTTCATAAGAGGTTGGTTTTAAAACATTTTTACAATCCTCCATATAAAGCTCTGTCATGCATTTAAACGTCATATCACATGATCCTGACTGCTGCTTAATAAATTCTCTTTCAAAGTCTTGGGCTTCTCTCTTAAGCTTAAAACCCTCTTTTTTCTTCTTCTTTTTGTTTCCTTGCCAATCGGTATAGTAAAACGTGCAGAACCACGAATTACGCTTCTCGTCCTTATAAACAGGCATAAAAATAGACCTCCTTTGTAATTTGGGTATAGCAAATAAGGCGGTCTTATGGTATACTTTTCATGTTGAGAAAGTGGTTTTAAGACCGCTGTATTTAAGTCCTCTGTGTTGGTAGCACAGGGGGCTTTTTTATTTTATAAGAGTTTTGATCCAAGTTGTTCTTTGGTTAACCTAGCCGTAGTTTCATTGGCAGTGGCAACAATTTGAAATAAAGTGCTTTTCAGCATTGCATTTTCTTCTCTTAACCGATCGTTTTCACGTTCCAACGCTCGCAGCCTAAATGCGCTTACCGTATCCAAATCTATATCTTGCCTTTCTAGGGATTCGATATAATCCGACGGGAACATGTTTGTAATTTTGTTCGGCTTGATTTTATTCTCAGCAATCCAGTTATTAACGGTTGACAAGCCTATATTCCAGCGTGCCGCTAATTCTTTTCTAGTAAGCATGGCGTGGTCTTGCATGGCTACTTCCTTTCAGCTTCATGTTGGACTGTCCGTTTTTGGCTTGTCCGTTGAGGATTGTTGGGGGTTAGGTTCTTTTTGGTATTCTGGTATTTTGGTTAAGAGTTCCATTTGCTCTATGGCTTTTTGTTGTCCTGCTTCGTTTAACTGGCTACTGTAGCTTATCAACTTATCAGGTATTGGTAAGATATTTTTTATTGCATCTTCTCCTATTAGAGAAAGGGTATCAAGTCTCTTTTTATCTAAATCTGATGCCGCTTTCGCTGCCCTTTCTACTATTTCTTGCGCATAAAGGAATTCTTCTTCTGGCGACATATCTTTATGCGGAGAAGGTACAAAATGATGTACTTGACCAGACTTATCCTTTGTCCATCCCATTAAGTAGTCAGATGTTACCTCAAAAGCTTCTGATATTTTCATAATGTTTTCATGGCTTATCGCCTTACTTTTTCTTGAAATAAGTGAGTATAGTGTGCTTTTTGGTATCCCTGATTTTTTAGATAGCTCACTAATTGACATTTTGTTTTCTTCTAGCAGTCTTTTAACTATTTCCCATAATTCTTCCATATTTACTCACCTCCATAAAAATATAGTATCACACAAAAAATAAATACGCAAGTCGTAATTTTCCCCTTGACATTTGTGCGCGATGCGTATAAGATTAAATTACGCAGTGCAGACAAAGGAGGTGAATACATGCGTATAGACGAAATCAAATTAGCTGTAATCATGGCAAGAAAAAGACTTAACTTAACCCAAGTGGCGGAGTTAAGTGGAATTTCAAGGGCAACACTTAGCCTTGCGAAAGCGGGAAAAAGAGTTAAACCCGAAACAGCGGTAATTATTGCACAAGCACTAAATGTTGATGTAACAGAACTATTAGAAGACTGAGAAAGGAGGCATTACTATGAAAAGGGTTAGATCGGTTGAGATAGTAACGCAAGTCAGGCAAGTTATAGAAGTAATAGACATAACTGTGACAAATGCTTTACTAACTTCCGGCGATTGGGTGTTGCTAAATACATATTATAATTCAGCATTTACCACTAAAAAGCCTACATTTGTTTTGGGGAGGCTGAAAGAGTATTAATTTTATGCACGAGGTAAAAATGAAAGGCTTAGAAAATCTAAGAAAATTGGAGAAAAATGAGGGATGTACGAGTAAAGTGTTATTTGACGGAAACTTAGGTGCATAAATATTTTATAAATAGCGTCAAGAGTGAACTTCTAGTGTCAAATAAATTGCATTTAGTTCACTAGGTGTACTCAGTTTTTTAAGGATGCATTTTATTCAAACATACAAAAACTTGAAATATGAGATTTGCGTGTTTAAAGAATTTAATTCTATAATCAAACCAAAAATATAAAGGAGGAAATTTATGAGTAATTTACAGATTTTAGAACCAACCACATCAACAAGCACCATCGATAGCAGAGAGGTAGCCGAAATGGTGGGCAAGGAACACAAGGAATTATTAAGGGATATTCGCAGATATGTAGAGCAGTTTGCCGAGGGCAATCTTGCGCTGGGCGAATTTTTCCAAGAGGGCACATACCAAGATGCAAACAAGCAAACCCGACCATGCTACGAAGTAACTCGTAAAGGTTGCGAATTTATCGCCAATAAATTGACGGGGGTAAAGGGAACGGAGTTTACAGCTAGGTACATAAATCGTTTCCATGCCATGGAGGAAACTATCCAGAATACTCAGCCTAACCCTTTTGAGGGTATCTCAACAGAACTGCAAGCTATCCTCATGCAGGATCGCAAAATTCAAGTTGTAGAAACCAGAGTGGACAAGCTCGAGAACACAATGGTAGTAGACCATGGGCAGGGTAAGGAGTTGCAGACACTAGGTAAAGCAAGAGTTATGGCTACTCTGCTTGGCAGAGAAAGTAAGGCGTACAAGGATAAAACCTTGAGCAAGAAGGTATTTACTGCAATATGGCATGATTACAAGGATTATTTTAACATTAATTCATACCATAATACGCCAGTGGCAAGGCTTGATGAAGCAAAGGAATACCTAAAGACATGGGTACCCAGCAACAACTTACAGATTGAAATAAACATGGTAAACAGAGGGGAGATTTAATTATGAATAAATATTGTTTAGTGCTTGATGAATTTGTATCTCATAAAATGTGTGCTGAAATTGGCTACAAAGCAGGATTGCAAGCTCTTGTTGGTAGAATGGAATCAACTGATAGCAAATCAGAATTTAATACTTTTAGAAAATTGTTTGAAGACCTGCTAACTAATTTTGTTGCTGAAGAGTTTGTTTCGGAGGGCGATTCCGCTATAGCCTTATACATACTTGAAATGTGTAGATTTGAGGATGACGAGGACGATGAAAAAGACCAAGGGAACACATTAAGCTTCTATAAAACAACGATAGATCAAGCAAATAAGTTACTAAAGAACGGGAGCTTGTATTTGCTTAACCCTACCTATGAAGCTGGAAATGAAGATGTGCAATCGGGTATTGATTTTACATTTAGGTTTGAAACCATTGGGGGCGGTTTTCGATTCAGAAACCTACTCATTAAAACAGATGGTACAGTACATATTTCCAAAGAATACTAAGTTAGGAGGGCGGCTCTGTGGATAGTAAATATTGTACATATAAGGACATCATGGAATGCCTGAAATGCAGTGAAAGCAAAGCATACATGATTATGCGTGAGCTTAACATGGAGCTTGCGAAAAAGGGCTTCATGACCATGCGTGGTCGTGTGCCAAGGAAATATTTTGAGGAAAGATTTAATATTGTGGGGTGACGGCTATTAAAACTATGAAAGAATGGGCTTTACATTACGCAGGGCTTGGGCTTGCCGTATTCCCTTTAAAAGTACAAGAGAAGGTACCAGCTACGGCCAACGGGTGCAAAGCGGCATCAAAAGATATACAACAGATTGAGCAATGGTGGAACGCTAACCCTAGTTACAATATAGGTATTGCAACAGGAGAGACCTCCGGCGGTTTATTTGTCATTGACCTTGATATAGACAAGGAAAAAGGGAAAAACGGCTATGAGGTACTAAAAGAGTGGCAGCGTGAACATAGCGAGTTGCCCGAAACATGGCAAAGCATAACTGGTCGAGGTGGATACCATATATTTAATCGGGATGCATCCGTTGTTAGAAATAGGACAAACCTATATGACGGTGTTGACATACGTGGGGATGGTGGTTATATAGTTGCACCGCCGAGTATGCACCCTAACGGACGGTTATACGAATGGGAATATGATCCCGATACATACAGACTTGCAGATGCAAGTGAACTTGTTTTTGATTTTATTAATGGGGCTCTGGAATCTTCAACAAACTATAGTCAGTTTACGGTTTCTGCAACAGTGCCAGAGGGGGAGCGTACAAGTACAATGGTAAAACTGGTATGTAGCTTGCAATCAAAAGGCCTTGATGATGTGGCAATACGTGCCGCTGTAAGCGCTGAGAATGATGCAAAGTGCAATCCTCCACTTACGGAACAGGAACTTGAAAAAGAGGTATTTCCGGCCTTAAAACGGTATGAGAAAGGGACAAGTTCGTATATCAAAGGGAAAGGCAGTAAGACATTAACCACCCGAGGACATTTGGAAATGATTACTATGGATAGGGCGGTAGAGAAAGCTGCAGAGTGGCTAATTACTGACTATTTACCAGCGTACCAAATAACTACCTTGGCGGGGGATGGTGGCGCAGGAAAAACAACAGTATGGTGTGCGATTGCTGCCGCTGTTAGCAGTGGAAATCCAAGTTTTTTAGTGGAGGATATGCTCCCGCCTGAATTTGCAAGGTGCGAACCTCGAAAAGTAATGTTTTTTTCAGCGGAGGATTCTTTTGAGTATACACTTAAACGCAGGCTAAGGTTAAATGGGGCGAAGCTTGAAAATATTATGTCTATTGATGTGGCAGATGACCGATTTAAGGATATTAAGTTTGGTAGTCCCTTTTTAGAAAGCCTAATAGCAAAGTATCAGCCCGCTTTGATAATTTTTGACCCGATACAAGCATTCGTTCCTCCAGATATAAGAATGGGAGATAGAAATGCCATGAGAGCAAATTTAAGTCCATTAATTGGATATGGAGAAAGGTACAGGGCTACATCCCTTATTGTTGTCCATGCTAATAAGCAATCAGCGGTATGGGGAAGGAAAAGAATTGCTGATAGTGCCGATATTTGGGATATATCCAGAAGTGTAATCATGGCGGGAGAAACAAATGAAAAAGGTGTGCGCTATCTTTCTCATGAAAAATGCAACTATGGTATGACAGGAGAAACGGTACTATACTCCATTGAGGGTGAAAGAGTTGTATTTAAAGGATATACACAGAAAAAAGACAAGGATTTCATCACTGAGGTGGATTATACCACAAGGCAGGCTCCACAGCGGGAAGAAGCTAAAGATTTTATTATTGAATTTCTAAAGGATGGAGAGCAGGAAGTGTGCGACCTTGATGAAATGGCAAAAGTCCAAGGTTTTTCCAAAGGTACACTAACAAGGGCGAAAGCAGACTTAAAAAAGGAATGTAGAATTAAGTATAGAAGTACAGGGCAAGGTAATTATAAAAAACACTATGTCTCTATAGCCACAGATTAAATGATAAAGTAAGGCTTAAAGTATTGATTTTAAAGGATAATTCTTACTTATGCAAGGTGCTAAAGTAAGAAAGTAAGGTGCTCTTACTTATGCAAGGTGCTAAAGTAAGATAAGACCAGAAAGATCAAGGGTTTGCACGTTACTTACGCATTTATTCTATGTATATAGGTCGATGATAAAGATGAAAGGAGTAGAGAATGGATAAAAGCAAAGATTTAGGGATGATAATGATACATAGTTTTGTTGCTGACTATCGGGATAGGGATAACAATTATTTCCATAGCGTTCATCAAATTATGGGAGTTGGAGAACATACAGACGAACAAGTTATAGCCGCATTAAAGGTATCGTTAGAGAGCAAAGGTTATATTGTAATTTTTATAGTTGAAATCCTTGGCCAGTACAGTCTTGGGGAGCTACAGCGGATTGTTGATGATCCTGTAGAAGCAGACTTTTTGAATGCAGAGCCAAGGTACATAAATGTGGAAGAAGCGAGAAAGGTTGTGGAGTGATGGATTCAGTACAACGTATGCACAAGGGATTAGAGGAATTTAATAGAAAATACCAAGGCAAAAGGCACTACACTTATCAAATGTCAGGTGAGCAGCTTCTTTCATTGCGTTTTAGTGGTGATATTTGCGGCAGTATCTTGAAGGCCTTTAATTATGGTTTTTATATGGGCATTAAGTATCAAAAAATAAAGGCAAAAAGAAAAGCCCCAGTGACCGACCAAAGTACACAAGGGGCAAAAACAAATATACAATTTGAAGATACCACGGAATCCGGAAAAAGTCAATTAGGGGGTTTTTAATGAAAATGGAAAAATCCGTATACAGATACATAGAATATGAACTTTTTCACTATGAGCAGTATAAGAGGGAAATTCAAATTGAGAGGGATGGCATTATTGAGGGTTCCCCTTCATTTGATGGACAACCTAAGGGGAGCAATGTTGGCAACCCCACAGAAAGCAAAGGGATTGAGCTGCTTACTTCAAAAGCCTTGCGAGGAATGGAAAGTGTTGTGGTTGCTGTAGATGCTATGAAAAAACTTTTGACGGAAACCCACTATAAGCTTTTTGTTGCCTGCTATATTCAAAAACGGAGAGATAGGTATAGCCTTTGTGATGAACTGGGCATTTCCGAGGCAACATTTACCCGGTACAAACGGCAGATTGTAGAATTTGTGGGTTTTGAACTTGGTGTGATTAAAAGTTGATTATTTTTGATAGGTAAAGTGTGATATTATGGTAGTGTAGAAATTTGTACAACACCTCCTAAGGGGCATTGGCGAAAGCTGGTGCCCTAAATTATTTTTCGATAAATGGTAGGGTTTTACTGGCCTGTGTAGAATCTTAAAGGTAGGAGGTGTGTGAAGTGAACAAAATAGAAAAAAGAGCTAAACAGGCAAGAGATACCGCTGACTTGTTTTACAAAGCATATGTGAGATGTTATGAGCCAATGCCAATTGAAACTGATCCTAAATTTGATTTAACCCTGCCAAGTATTGTTTCCCTTTCACTCTGCTGTGAAATATGCTTGAAGGCTATTTATATGTGTCAGGAAGGGAAATTTCACGAAGAGGAAAAGCACAGCTTAAGATATCTATACAATAGGATTGATGATGTAAGAAGAAATAAGATAAAAAAACTTTGTGTGGATGAGTACAAAAGAAATTATTTTGCAAATGAGAATGTGGAGGAAAATAGTTTTGAGGTGGAATTAAAGAAAGTGAGTCATCTTTTTGCTAATTCAAGATATATGTACGAGAGGGATAAACTTGATGTTTCAATTGGATTTTTAGTCTTATTGACTGATGCATGTTTCGATGCATTAGAAGATGAGATTGACATGCGTGGAATGAATAAAGGATAAAATATTAAAGGGGCTGTAGCGAGGTCCTTTTTTTATTTCCAAGAAAGTGAGGTGGTATTATGACGCCAAATCAGCAAAAATTTGCAGATGAATATATTAAGTGTGGTAATGCCGCACAAGCATACAAATTAGCATATCCGAACATTACAAAACAAAGAACGGCAGAGAGTGCAGGCAGTAGACTGTTAAGTATTGTAGAGGTTGTGGCATATATAGACAAACGTAATGCAGAGATTGCAAATGAGCGGATCGCCGGGATGCAGGAAGTAAAAGAGTACTGGACGGCCACAATGAGAGACAAGGGTGCAGAAGATAAAGATCGTTTGAAAGCTTCAGAGTATATCGCAAAATCCAATGGGGCTTTTATCGACCGTGTGAAGCTGGAGAATGATAGCGAACTGACTATTAACATAAAGGGTGATTTTGATGATTGCTAATTTAACCATAAACAATGTCTATCTCCCTTTTCTGGGTAAGTACACCAACCGCACAGAGGTATATTACGGCGGTGCAGGCTCAGGAAAATCCGTATTTGTATCACAAAAATTAGTTGTAAAAGCTTTACGGGGAAAGAGAAAAATTCTCGTTATTCGTAAAGTGGCCAGAACACAAAAGGAAAGCTGCTTTACAGTTATGAAGGATACTCTCAGCAGCTTGGGGATTCTTGATAAATGCACTATAAATAAATCTACCCTTGATATAACACTTCCAAACGGCAGTGTTTTTTTATTTAAAGGAATGGATGATAGTGAGAAGATTAAATCCATAGCCAACATTACAGATATTTGGATTGAAGAAGCAACGGAAATAACTATTGATGATTTCACCCAGCTTAATTTGCGTTTAAGAGCGCAAACGCCAAACCTTCAAATGTTCCTGTCCTTTAACCCAGTAAGTAAGGCAAACTGGTGTTATCAAATGTTCTTTGCAAAGCCTACGGATGCTTTTGTACTGAAAACCACATATCAGGACAATAGGTTTCTTCCACAGGCCTATATAGACAGCTTGGAACATATGAAGGAAACAAACTACACCTATTATAAAATTTATGCTTTGGGTGAGTTTTGCAGTCTTGATAAGCTTGTGTTCTCAAATTGGGAAGAAAAAGACTTTGATGTTAATGAGTTGATAGCCACAAAGCAATATGCTACCCTTACAGGCTTAGACTTTGGTTTCACCAACGACCCTACAGCCTTGATTGTCAGCTTATGTGATACAAAGGCAAGAGAATTATATATCTTTGATGAATACGGAGATATAGGGCTTTTGAATCCTGATATAGCCAATATTATAAAAAGCTTGGGGTACAGTAAAAATATTATTATGGCAGATTGTGCAGAGCAAAAGAGTATTGAAGAAATACGCAGGGCGGGAGTACCCAAAATTAAAAAGTGTGCTAAGGGTAGTGATAGCGTGTTATTCGGTATTCAGCAATTACAGCAGTATAAAATATATGTCCATCCAAAGTGCACAGGGGTGATAACAGAGTTTCAAAATTACAGTTGGGAAAAAGACAGGAATACCAACGAATATGTTAATAAGCCTGTAGACAAATTCAATCACTACATTGATGCATTAAGGTATTCCATGCAGATTATTAAAGGGAAGATGGGAACATTACCAAAGGGGGCATTATAGTGTTTTATATTGACAAAGAAAGTGATATGAATCTATCTCTAGCCAAATATTACATTGATAAATTCACAACGGGGCAACTTCCAAGGCTGAAACGGCTACAACAGTATTATAAGAATGATAATGATATTAATAGGCGTGTATTTGAGGATACCAGCAAGCCCAACAATAAAATATCCCATAGCTTTGGGGACTACGTTACAACTACCAATGTGGCTATGTTCTTAGGTTCTCCCGTCACTTATAACAGTGAGGATGAATTGGAGGACTTCAACAGTATCCTTGAAACAGCAGGGGAAGAAGATAGCAATATCAATCTTGCCACCAATTGCAGTATATACGGGTATGCGGTGCAGCTTGCTTATTTGGATGAAGATGCACAGATTAAATTTGCCGTGCTGGACAATAAGCAAACGGTTCTTGTGTACAGTGACGATATTGCCTGTAAGCTCCTGTATTGTATTAGGGTTTGGACTACGGTCACGAGGGACAACATTCAAAATGAGTACATAGAGATTTACAGTAGGGACAGCGTAAAAAGCTATAGAAACAGTGTTTTCACAGGAGAGCAGTTTCATGTGTTCGCCGATATTCCCGTTGTAGTGTACAAGAATAATGATGATTTGAAGGGGGACTTTGAAAAGGTAATCTCTCTCATTGATGCTTATGACATGCTGGAAAGTGACACAATCAATGAAAATGATTACTTCAACAACGCATATCTATTTTTAAATACTGACAGCGTAGACACAGAGGACGTAAAAAGCATGAAAGAAAACCGTGTGCTTTACGGGGATGGCCTAAACCCATCTTTTATACTGAAAGACAGTCAGAACGCAGACAACGACATTGAAAAGAATCGCCTTGTCAGTGATATTCATAAACTAAGCTTTACCCCAGATATGAGTGATAATAATTTTGCTAACAATGTCTCAGGCGTAGCCATGAAATATAAGCTACTTGGAACTTTAAATAATATTGCCAATAAGCAACGGAAATTTAAAGTAGCCATAATGGAAAGAAATAAGCTCATATACGGCATTATGGATATTAAGGGCTTGAACGTACCCTCTTATGTGGACATTGTTTTTACAACCAGCTTACCAGAGAATGGCCTAGAAACAGCACAAACAATCAACTTGCTTAGAGGGCTGGTATCAGAAGAAACCCTTATTAGTCAGCTTCCTTTTGTGCAGGATGCCGCATGGGAGGTTGAACAGGCGAAAAAGAATAACAATATTCCTGATATTTATGGTGGTGATTTTAATGAGCACTGATTATTGGGGAAAGCGATTAGCTGATAAAGCTTTTGATAGAAGCAGTGAAGAAATGATTAGGGAGCTACGAAAGATATATAGAAGCCAATCGCAGGAGATACAAAATAGAATTACAGACCTTTATTTGAAAATGATAGAGGATGGAGGTATATCCACTACAAACTTATATGCCTATGGTCGTTACACTGAGCTGATGCGGGAGATTAATACCATTCTTCAAGGATATGGTGAAAAAGAAATTGAAATTGTCAGTGGTGGTCTTGAATCGGCATATCGGGAAGCTTTCGGTAAAACAAGTGAAGCCTTTGGGCAAACTGTGAAATGGGGCTTACAGAATACTTATGTCATGGAAGAGGTTGTAAATGCAAATTTAAAGGGTGCCAATTTTTCAAAGCGGATATGGAATAACCGCAATAGCCTGTTAAAGAATCTTGAAAAGAATATACAGGATGTTGTCGCAAGTGGGCAGAGCAAGGACAGTGCTATAAAGCATATCATGAGCATTGAAAAAGCTTCCTTCCGCAATGCCGACAGACTGGTCAGAACAGAAACCATGAGAGTGATTAATGATGGTCAAAAACAGTCCTTTAACGCCAATGGTTACACCCATGGTTATTATATTTACTCTGATGATGATAGGAATTGTGAGGAATGCGCAAGAATCAGCAAGGAGAGCCGCAAAAGTCCCTTGTTGCTGGAAACCATGGAAGCAGTACATCATCCGAATTGCAGATGTACCATAAGGCCTATTGTTCCCAAGAAAACGCTTTTAGAGATTTCGAAAGAAAATGGGGAGTATGCGAGGTATGAAACAGCTCTTAAGAAAAAAACGTAATTGAGCATTTGCCGTGTAGCAGATGCTTTTTTATTGCCTTTTTCGGGTGTAGGCGTAAAAGAACAAACGGAAAATATCGGATACGGTTAAACAACGGAGACGAAAGGAGAAAATTAAATGAAAAGAAATATGTTTAAATTCAATTTGCAATATTTTGCTGCGGATACGGGAACGGGTGAAGGTGGCGGAGCTGGTGAAGGGGACGGACTTCATTCAGAGGACGGCACAGGCAAGGAGAGTTATACCAAGGAAGAACTTTTACAGCTTTTGCAATCCGAAACCGATAAGAGGGTTCAGCAAGCCTTAAAGACACAGCAAAAAAAGTATGAAAAGGAATTAAGTAAACAAAAGAGTTTACTGGGGCTTGATGAAGAAGCACGAGGGCAGGCTGAAAAAGACCAGCGTATTTCTGAATTGGAAGAAGAGCTTTCTAAATTTAGACTTTCTAACACCAAGGCGGAAATCAGCAAGGTTTTAAATAACAGGGGGCTGGATGCCAACCTCGTGGATTTTGTTGTAACAACAGACGACACAGAGGAATGTCTTGAAAAAATTGAAAGTCTGGATAAGATTTTTAAAGCAATGCTAAAAAAGGAAATTGACACAAGGCTTAAGGCGGGAGCGACCACTCCTAAAAGCTCAACGGCTGGGCTTGATGGTAGCATTACGAGGGAACAATTCTCTAAGATGCCACTAACCGAACAGGCCGAAGTAGCGAAAAACAACAGACAGCTTTATGACGAATTAACCAAGAGATGAGAAAGGATGATAAAAAATGGCAGGATACGAAAATTTTGTAATTTAAAATAAAATGACGGATTTGGTAAACACAAAAGTGGATGCACGTTCCCTTATGACAATTGACTATTCCCTTGCTGAAAGTGAAGGGCTTAAGAAGGTCGTAAATAAGTATACATACAGCGGAACGGTGGAGAAGCTGGCGAAAGGCGCTAAGAATACCCAAAAAGGCAGTGTAACCTTTACGCCTACAGAATATGAGGTTGAAAGATACCAGCAGACCTTTGAATATAACGATATGGATATCATGAAAGACCCTTATGTATTGGACGTTGCCACAAGTGGAGCTGCCACTATTATGGCAAATGAAATTAAGGCGGAATACTTTGCGGAGCTGGAAAAAATCACAAATAAATTTGAGTACACAGTTTTTGATTATGCTGCCATTGTTGATGCCTTGGCAAACCTTGACAAGGAAACAGAAGAAGATATGTTTGTTATCATGGGTAATGACTTACGAGCGAAAATCAGAAAAGACAGCGATTTCATTTCCAGTAAACAGGGCGAAATCCTCTATACAGGTCAGTTCGGTGCTATTTGTGGCTTGCCTGTATTGTTTTCTAAGCTTGTGCCAGCTGGTACTGCTTATATCACAAAGAAGGATGCGATTAAGTTCTTTGTAAAAAAAGAGGGTTCCGTGGAACAGGACAGAGACGTAGAAACAAAAGACAATAAGGTTGTATATTCAAGATATGGAGTTATGGCTTTGGTAGACGAAACCTATAGCGTGAAGCTCACAAAGAAAGCTTAAGGAATGGGGCTGATTAAATGGAACTTGCAGAACAGGTAAAGCTTATCACTGGCAATGCCAATGATGCTTTAATCAGTCTTATGCTGAATAAGGCCAAGGGTGAAATAGAATCCTATTTAAATCTGGGCTATGACACAAAGTATGATAATATCGCCGTTGATATAGCAGTGCTTAAAATCAACCGTTTAGGCTCTGAGGGGTTATCTTCTCAGGGCTATAGCGGTGCAAGCGAAAGCTATGTCGATGGGTTCCCGCAGGAAATTAGAATGCAGTTGGACAGATTTAAAAAGAAATGGGGTGTATTGTAATGTCACTGAATGGCAGGATGAAGCCCTATGACCTTTATGTTAATAAACCCATTGAGGATGAATATGGGCACCAGACAGATAATTATGTTTTTGATTGTGAGGTTATGGTGGCAATACATTTTAATTCAATGAACAGGGTAAACGATGATATACGGTATAAGGACTGTCAGTATTTAGGGGTATCTTCCCATAAAGGCTTAGATTTGAAAAAGCAATACAGGCTGGTGCCGAAGGATGGTGAAGGGGCAGGGTACTTTATTAAAAGTATTAATGAGCTTACAAGGCTGTCTCAGTACCTATTACAGGCGGTGATTTAATGAATGAGATTAGCTTGAATATTAAGAAGCTAATAGCTGAAACCATGCCAAACAGTGTTATGGCGGCCTTAGAAGGGGCATGTCAGGGCATAGAAAATAAGGCCGTTGATAATTGTCCGTCGGATGATGGTACATTGCGTGGCAGCATTACGCATAGGGTGGAACAATCTGACGGAACCTTTACGGGATACATTGGCAGCAATGCAGAATATGCACCCTATGTGCATGAAGGAACAGGGCTTTATGCTAAAGATGGGAAAGGCCGTAAAAATGTGCCTTGGGTTTATCGGGATGCAGAGGGCAACTTCCACAGTACAAAAGGGCAAGACCCAAACCCGTTTTTACAAAAGGCTGTTGATGAAAGTATGGATGATATCTTGAGAGAATTTGAGGGGTGCTTGGATGATGGTACTTAATGAGTTGGTAGGTATTCTAAGACCCTTGGGATACCCTGTAAAACCTTTTGGGACAACTGAAATAGAGGATTGCATCGTTTATAATTTTATCCCCTTGACAAGTGACAAGATAAAGGAGCAAAACAGGCTGGAAGTAACGGTTATTTCAAAAAGCATGGAAAAGGGGTTAAAAATCCTTGAAGATGTGAAAAACCTTTTGATTACCCAAGGGGATGAACAGCTAACGGATAGTATTCTTAATGTGGCCTTAAATGGCGGTGGAAGTCTTGAAAACCTTGAGACAAATACTTTTCATTTTAAGGCCAATTTTATTGTTTTGAGTAGATATAGAAAGGTGTGAGATATGTGGAAAAAATCGTATTAGGTAGTGGCAAACTGTACATTGATGAATTTACAGGTACTTTACCAGAAGATGCCGAAATTGAAGTTGAAGAAAAGCTTTTAGGTTTAATTCAAAGTGGTGCATCATTAAGTTATAAGCCGAGTTTTCACGAAGCCAAAGATGATTTGGGCTTGGTGAGTAAGAAAATTATTACGGATGAAGAAGCAATCTTGAAATCTGGTGTTATGACATGGAATGGAAATACCTTAGAAAAGTTATGTTCCACTGCAAGGATAACGGAGGATAAAACAAAGAAAATCAGAATTGTAAAAATCGGTGGTGCTGCAAAATATAATGGAAAGAAGTATGTTCTGCATTTTGTACATAAAGATTCGGTGGACGGTGATATTCGTATTACCATTGTCGGCAGTAATGAAGCAGGCTTTGAACTTGCATTTGCTAAAGATAAGGAAACGGTTATCAATGCAGAATTTAAAGCGCAGCCACAGGATAACGAAGGAACTCTGATTCTGTATAAGGAAGAAGATAGCAGTATTACAGCGTAAATGACTAAAGGGGGATACCATAAAAATGGTGTCCCTTTTCTATTTAAAAAAAGGAGTGAAATAAATGCTAGATTTGCAGAAAGCTTCAACCGAACTATATGAAGTAAAATGGCTTGACGGTAGTATTTTGAAATTGCAGAAACCTACCAGAGCTATGGAGCTTAGTTTCTTTGATATGCGAAATAAGGAAATGGACGAAAAAACAGCACAGACATTATTGTATAACCTTATGTTCCGTATTTTCAACAGACGAGAGCCTGTAACTATTGAAAAGAAAGGTTTCTTTCATAAGCTCACAAAGAAAAAAGAATTGCTTGAAATCACAGAAAGTGAAATTGAGAAAATCCCCTATGATATTTTGTTTGAGGTATTAAAGGAATACTTTGATTACTATTACAAAAATTTGAAAATGGGGGAATAGTTCTCCCCTATATGCCCTCTGATACAGGGGAGGAAGTCAAGGAATACTTGACAACGGAAACAGAGGAATTAAAAAAAGTATCCGATTATTCAGGGTTAAATTTTGATGAATGCTTAAGCCTTGGAATGGATACCTATAAACAACTTTTTAGAGATGCGTTCATTCACGATATGAAGCAATCTAAGGAAGGTAAAGAGTATCTGGAGGACTGTTGGCTTTTACAGCAAACGACACCTGATAGGGGTAAATTAAAGGAACGGTTCGGAGGTGACAATAAATGATTGACTTAGGTGCTTTGCTTGCTAGAATACAGGTTGATAGCGGAGACAGTACCCAACAACTAGAAAATTTCAGTGGTAAAGTTGAAAATGCAGATGGGAAAAGTGTTGGTTTAAAAGATGCATTGAAAAAGTTAGCAGCTGGTTTTGCTATTGGTGCAGCTATCAAAAAGACTGCGGATGCTGTTGTGGATTGTGTCAAAAAGACTGATGAATTAAAGCAATCCTTTAATACCCTTCAAACACAAACAGGGGCAACGGATGCCGAAATGGAGGGGTTAGAGCAATCCCTTAAAAATATCTATGCCAATAATTACGGTGAAAGCTTTGAGGATATTGCCACAGCAATGGCAGAGGTGAAGAATCAAACGGGGCTTGCAGGTGATGCTTTGGAAACCATGACGGAAAATGCCATTATCCTTCGTGATACTTTTGGGTATGAGGTGCAGGAAAGCACTCGTGCTGCCGATATGATGATGAAGCAGTTTGGTATTACTTCGGAAGAAGCTTTTAACCTAATTGCCCAAGGTTCTCAGTATGGCTTAGACAAAAATGGAAACTTACTGGATAGTATCAATGAATATTCGGTACATTTTGAACAGCTTGGCTTTAGTGCTGAGGACATGTTCAATGTATTCCATGATGGGGCAATGGAAGGCGTCTTTGACATTGATAAAGTTGGTGATGCTTTCAAAGAGTTTGGTATCCGTGTAAAGGATGGTAGTGACACAACAAATGAAGCCTTTAGCATTTTAGGGTTGAATGCACAGGAGATGCAGGACAAATTTTCACAAGGCGGTGAAAGTGCGCAAGAAGCCTACTGGAAAGTTACGGAAGCCCTAAATAGTATTGACGACCCTGTACAAAGAAACATTGCAGGGGTTAATCTTTTCGGTACTATGTGGGAAGATGTGGGCGATAAAGCCATATTAGGCGCAATGGAAATGTCAGATTATTTTAATGGTACAGTGGATACCATGAACCAAATCAAGGAAATTAAGTATGATAGCTTAGGAAATGCCTTCCAAGGTGTTGGTAGACAAATGGAAGTGGGTTTAATGATTCCTTTGGGGGAAAAGCTCTTACCAAAGCTGAATGAGTTTGCTAACTACATACAAGAAAATATGCCTTCAATTCAAGAAACCTTTCAAGGAATTATGGATAATGTAGGAGCTGCCATTACCTTTGTAACGGATAATCTGAATATTATTATCCCTATTTTAGCGGGTGCGGTGGCTGGGTTTGTTGCATTCAATGTGATTAATACAGTAATTCCTTTATTTACAGCAGTGCAAACCGCTATCACAGGTACAACAACGGTACAAGCTGCATTAAATGCGGTTATGGCCGCAAATCCCTTTGGCTTGATTGTAACGGCAATAGGGGCTTTGGTAGCCGCTGGGGTTGCGCTATATATGAATTGGGATACCGTAAAACAGAAATGCGAAGAATTATTTGCAAAAATTTCTGAGGCTTGGGAGAATATCAAAACAGCAATTTCCACGAAGGTTGAGGAAATTAAAACAGCCATTAATAATAAAATTCAAGATTTCAAGAATGCAGGTAAGGCGATTTTTACAGGTATTTGGGACGGCATTAAAGAAGTTTGGGAAAATCTAAAAGGCTGGGTAGATGAAAAAGTAACTTGGCTTACCGATAAATTAGCATTCTGGAAAAAAAGCAAAAGCGAAATGTCGGATGACGATTCAGACGATGAATCAGACGGTAGCCATAGAAATGGTTTATCCTACGTTCCTTTTGACGGTTATAATGCTGTGTTGCATAGGAAAGAAATGGTACTTACAGCAGCCGAAGCTGACAGATACCGTAATGGAGAAAACGGTGGTAACAAGACGGAAAACTTTACAGTTAATATTGCCAAGGTGGAAAATAGCAACGGCAGAACTACAGGGGACTTAATGAGAGAAATGGAATTTTATAGGAAATCTAAGAAATTAGCAACGGGAGGTGCTTAAGGTGTATCAATATTTTACATTCAAAGGGATAAATTCTCTTGATATGGGGGTGGTTATGCTGAAAGCACCCTCTATTTATAAACCAACAAAAAAGGTGAATGAGATAGAAATTGCAGGGCGAAACGGTATCTTACATGAGGATACCAATACATATGAAAACTATACAAAAGAAGCCGAATGTCAGGTCATGGATAGAAGCCGTATTGATGATGTCTGTGCTTGGCTGAATGGGTATGGTGAGGTTATTTTTAGCAGTGAACCTGATAAAGTGTATCGGGCATTCATCAAGAACCAGATACCTTTTAATAACATTCTGCTGAATCTAAATGACTTTTTGGTGCAGTTCGATTGTTTCCCTTTCAAGTATTCCGTGGATAAAGTGGATGAGGAAATAACTTTGACAACAGCAACAACGATTTACAACCAAGGTACAATTTACAGCGAACCAATTATCACAGTTTATGGAACTGGGAACGTGACTCTCATGATTAATGATAAATCCTACACAATTACTGGTATTGACGGCTATGTCACAATCAATAGTGAGATTCAAGAAGTGTACAAGGATACTACAAATAAAAACAATTTCTTTTCAGCAATGGATTTCCCCATATTTCAAGTTGGGGTAAATACAATCAGTTGGACAGGAAATATGACAAGGTTAGAAATAAAGCCCGATTGGAGATGGTTATAAGATGGCGCAAGTCTATAAGAAATTAGAGATTGATGTAAATAAAGAAGTAACAAGTATTATTACAGCCGTGGAAAATGATGCCAAAAGCCGATATTTGGACATTGTTTTGTTAGACGGCAGCACCGCAATTAACCTCACAGGGCATGAGGTTAGAATATATGGGAAAAAGGCTGATGGGACGGAGTTTTATAACAACGGAGCCATTACCAATGCA